TTAGAGGTCGGGATGTGGGGCACTGTGTTGGCGCTTATGAGGTTACGCCGGAGGAGCATATTAAAGTTCAAGCGGTGGTACAAGCATACATTGATTCAGCAGTTTCTAAGACTTGTAACCTTCCGGAGGGATTCGAACCCTCCAACCTCTACGAGGACCTCCTGATGTACGCTAATGACATGAAAGGGTTTACGTTCTACCGTGCTGGTTCGCGGGGCAATGAACCCCTGGAAGCTGTAGACATTACTTCTCTCGATTTGGATAAGTTAATTATCGAAGGAAAAATTGAAGAGCAAGCCCAATCTATAGAAACTTGTAAAAATGGAGTTTGTGAATTATGAAATTTCTTTTAAGTATTTTGCTTTTAGTAGGTGCCTGTGGTCCTGGCGGTAAGGGATATGTACCGACTTGGGATTCCGAGGATTTAGTAGGTTTTTGGCGTCTCACTCACACAACGGATTTAGGGGAAGTGGAAAGTGTATACGTAGAATTTTCGGATGAAAGAGGGGGCTACTTTGCAATTGAAATAGTACATGTATGGAACTCGGACTGGAAACGAATAGGAATAAGACCTTCTAAGGGTGATATTACTACAGATGGAGTGGCGGAGTTTAATATTGATTTTAAGAAGTATAAATGGAAGTTCGCTTGTTACGAAGGTGCTATGGACGAAAATAAATTACTTATAACCGGTGTGTGTACTTATTGGGGAGATAGTGACGAGACTACCACAGAAAATTTCGCCGTTTTCGTAGCAGAGCGGCTATAATATATTATGGCTATGGAATTCGCAGGAGACAAAAACACGAACGAGGCGACTCGTTTTAGGTTCGCCTGTCCTGACCCAGAATGTAAAGGGAGAGGAACATTTCACGCAGTGTGGGAAGATCCCCCTGAATTAGTACCTTCTGGTCTGGCGTGTCCCTTTGGGGGTGACCATGATGCACAATGGATTGTGGATAAACTCGCTGTATGCCATATACCAGGAACAACAGGTGGAGACACTAATCCCCACTATACAACGGTAGGGGCTGCATCCGAACATAAATGGATGAAGCTTCAAATCGAAGAAGCTAGGAAGGCGGTAGATGCTGAAGACCAATTAACTGGCACGGCTGCAAGCCCTTATTCTAAAGTTACGCCCAATTACGAAGCTCAGGAAAAGGCAGGCTTAATCAAACGAGATGATACAAAGACATCTGACCAAAAACAGCGCATTCGAAAAGAACGTGCCAAACTAATAGCGGACGATGCGTCTGATAAAATTGACCGCGAAATTGAACAACGACACATAGGAAACAGACATGACGGATAACGAAAAATTCACGAAGATGGATAAGGTGTACATTTTTAATAAGTCCCAGAACCCAGACCCGGAATACAAGACTGAGGGAGCCGCAGGATTCGATATCGCATCTAATGAAGATGTTATGATTCATCCACAAGCAACCACCCTAGTAGGAACAGGACTCCACTTTGTATTAATGTCGGGGTATGAAGCTCAAATTAGACTTCGTAGCTCATGGGGACTAAAAGGACTTATCATTCCCAATGCACCAGGAACCATTGATGAAGACTACAGGGGGGAAATTAAAGTTATGTTACATAACCTAAATTCTTCACCTATTAATATTAAAAAAGGTGAGCGCATCGCACAGGTAATATGTGCCAAAAATTACTGTCCAAAAATTCACATTATGGACTCTGATGAGTGGAACTCACCTTTAAACAAAACTCTTCGGGGAGAAGGTGGCTTCGGTTCAACAGGGGACAACTAATGGCATACGCATTTCAAGAATCTATTCAACGCGGGATTGTATATCTCGCCAAGTCTGACGATAATTTTTTGGTCCAGGCAATGCCTATGGTGAAGGACTCATATTTTGAGTTTCCGCAACACCAAAAGTTTTGGTCGGTCATTAAAAAATACTATAGCTCCTACAAGAAGCTTCACTCGGACGAGCAAATCCTAGAACAGATTAGGGAGATGAAGACCGATAATGAATTGATGTCGGACTTCAAAGAAGAGCTTAGGGAAATTAATACCGTTGATGAAAAGTCTTTGGAGAACGAAGAGTTTTACTTAGATAAGGTTGAGGAGTTTGCTAAGGAGCAATCCCTCAAAGACGCTATTATTAATTCTATCGATCTCCTCAAACAAAAGAAGTTTGGCAAAATTGAAGAGCAGATTAGGCAAGCACTCTCTGTCAGTCGGGACGTAGACCTTGGCACCGATTACTTCGGTGATGTGGAAGAACGATATAAAAGACTTAGTAGCACCCATGTTAACGCTCAGTTTAGAACTCCTTTTGAAACTATCAATCAGGAGCTTGAGGGAGGTCTTGCCCCTAAAGAATTAGCAATGGTTGTCGCACCTCCTGGTGTGGGTAAGTCCTTGTTTTTAGCTAACCAAGCGGCTCGGTCTGTAATGGACGGGAAGGACGTTCTATACGTTTCTTTGGAGATGTCAGAGGATCGTGTCGCTCAACGCTTGGATAGTATTTTTACTCGTATTAAACAACCGCAGTTGAAAGACGGTGTTAAGATGCTTAATGACCGCCTCCGACAAATGCAAGAAGCCGCTCCGAATATGGGACGACTGAAGATTAAAGAGTTTCCTACTAAACGACTTACGATAGCTGGTTTTCGTGCATACTTAAACCAGTTGCGTAACTACGAAGATTTTACCCCCGACATTATTGTCATTGATTATCTTGAATTGATGACGAATTCTGATGTTAGCATGTCTGAGTATATGGCACAGGAGCGTATTGCACAAGAGCTTCGCGGTATTGCTGTAGAGCATAAATGTCTTGTGTGGACTGCTACCCAAACGAACCGTAAAGGTAAAGAAGTCGAGATTATTACTGATGCTGAGTTAGCCGATTCTTATGGTAAGATTCGTGTATGTGATTTGGCGTTTTCTATCAACCAAAAAGAACAGGAGTTTGACGAGGGTAAGGCTCGTATGTTTGTCATGAAATCGCGAAACGGTAGGGCACGTTACATTGTACCAATCCGAATCGATTATACCCGATTAACAATCACACAACAATGAGTAAAAAATTTCCTAAGTATACTCATCCTATGACAGTATTCACAGGTATTAAAACTTTTGATATCAAACAATCGTCTCTAAAAAAAGATAATCTTTATGGGTGTGTAGAGTTTCATAAGTATCTGCTAACTGTTGATCCTAACCAACGTCCAGAGGATTATAAAGGAACTTTGTTTCATGAGATTTGTCATATTGGGTATGAGATTTTTGGATTGAACGATGATGATGAGATTCCTACACTGGGTAATGAGTTTTTAACCACCGTCACCGCAAATATGATACAACAAATGGCAGGTTTAAATCCTGAACTATTTCGATTTATTTTTACAAACGATGATTGATATAAAAGAAATTTACGATAACATTGAAGATTCTTACATGGAGATTACTAAGAAGTACATTGCTATTTCTGAGTATAACTTCCAGGAGGCGATGACCAAACATCCTTCCACCTTTGCATTCTTTGCAGGGGTAATGGCGTACGCGAAAAAGGAAATGGATCGAGCCCATTTGATATGTGAGACAAGGGAAGCAGAGTTTCGCGAAGCACGTAGAGAGGATATGAAGCAGTCGGGTCTTAAAACGACTGACCGCGCTTTAGATGCCTATCTAAAGATTCAACCAGAGCTTCAAACCCTTCAACGCGGTCTCGTGGTGAAGGCACATAAATTTAATTTATGTAAGAATATTGTGTCCAGTTTGGACCACCAAAAGGATATAATAATACAGCTGTCCGCAAACAAACGAGCGGAAGCTAAACTAATTGAACAACTTTAAAAACTATGGTTAACATCGAACAACTAAGAAAAAAATATGCCGAGATTAATAATTCCGGCGGTGGAGGCAACTCCGATTTCCTGAGCAAATTCTTCATGATGGACGAAGGTACATCTGTGGTGCGTGTTCTTCCTGCAAAGGATGAAGCAAACCAAGAATTTTACGCTGAAACTGCAATTCATCGTCTTAATGACAAGAATTATCACTGCCCACGTGTGAAAGATGGTAAGTGTCCTGTATGTGATACTTATTATAACATGTGGAAAGAAATTAACGCTATCGGTAAAGAGACTCCTAAAGGAAAAGAGCTTCAAGACCTTGCACGTCAAATCAAGTCGCGTAAGCGGTACTACATGAACGTGGTAGATCGTAGGGATAATACGGTTAAGATTCTGTCAGTAGGACAAAAGCTTTTCGGGAAGGTTCTCGACTGTTTCTTTGACGAAGATTTTGGGGATATTACTGACCTAAAAGAAGGTTGGGATTTCAAGATTGTTAAAGATACACAGGGACAGTGGCCAAACTATGATAAGTCTTCGCCAAAACCAAAATCAAGTACTGCTGGAAGTGATGCTGAAAAGGCAATTTATATGGATGAACTTCATGATATTCACGGTCTTATTAAGGTCGCTGACTATGATGAGCTTAAGGGTATGATGTTGGAATTGGAGGCTGATGCCAAAGGAACTCATCC